ACTTTCAACTGCCATGTATCAAATGTGTCATATTCCACTTTTGTCTGAGAGTAATAACGAGCAACATTATCATTGGTGATGTTCTTGAACACTTGGAGTGGATAATAAACCTTAGCGATCTTCATACCTGAAGCTACCAGAGAGTTGTTAGAAACTGGTGATTTGATTGTGAGAACAGTGTTGTTGACGATATTGTTTACCACAGCAATCATGTAATTAGAATTTGGAAATAGAGGCTGGTAGATTTTCACCAAATCATTTGTCGCTAGATTGGAGGAAAATGTTGTGCCAACTCCCACAATGGTTGTATTGTTCAACTCAGTCGCAACCACGCCAGCGAGCAACCCCGAGGTAGGCGTTGCATTTGTGGTATTAGCTGCAAAAGATGTATTTGGATAAGCAGGGAACCCAAAAGTCATCTCAACCCGATCTTCAGGGTTTGTCAGAGAAGAGAACACACCGATACCATCAGTTTGCTCTAAGAGACTCCAATCCTTATCATCAAAAGCTTCTGTATCAGTTGAGTTATGAATACGCGCATAGACTTTGATATCTGTATTTTGGGGGCGATAGGCTTGAATGAAAACAAGTAGGTCTTCAGCCGATTGACCATTTGCGAAATTGATTTTCGTAGTTACATGCTTAGCAAAAGCATTACCATAATTCGTATGCTCATTTGTATAATCATTATTGATATTGTATTTTGCATAGTAAGAATTCAAATCATTGGGAGCAAAAGAACAACCAACGAAGTCATTATTTGAGAATGCATCAATATAGAATGTAGCTGTATTAGAAAAATATGTTCCAACAATAGATGTATTCGGAATAGAACCATTTGCATAGCCAATAACGAACTGATTGGAGCGAGAGACGATAGAAGGTTTCTTACCAGCTATGAAATTATGTAGAATATTGTTTCTAACATCTAGTTCAACTGCGGCTTCTGCAACAGAATCAACAAGCCATGTTCTACCAGAATTCACATTAGCCGAAGCAATAGAATGGTACAGTGATTTATATTTTAGAGAATACACTGTACCCATTGGATTGTTGATTTTCAAAACAGGAAGCATTTGCTGTGCATCAAAATTGACGATTTTGGCAACCTTGAAATAGTTGTTTTGATTCTGGAACTGAGGATAGAGAACCGTATTCACTGTGAAGGAAAGGTTTGCTCCTGTTCCTGTTGAGTTTTGGGCGCTGCTGTTCTGAACCAAAAATGTAATAGCTGAAGTGTTGACGAATCCAGCGCCGACATTGGAAAAATAAAGAAAGCGAATCGTTCCATTGGCATAGGTTTCTACATTAGCTTTAGCTTGGTATCCCCCCATAACTTCATTGGGAACAGCCTCAAATCCATTCACCAAAACATAATCTGAGTTAGCATAAGCCGAACCGCCTGAAACAACGCTATAGGACATGATACAATCATTAACGAAGCGGCAGCTGGAGTTGGCATTTGATTCAGAAAGGACAATCAAATCCTTTGTATGACCTGAGATATAAGGACGTGATTTTGAATAGAGCCGCGCTACTGGAGATTTGAAGAAGTAAGCTGCATTGTTAGTAAATGTAAATGCTTCTCTAACAATCATAGAGTTATTGGATAGATTTCTAATCATGCGCACATTCACCATATGTGCATTGGGACCATTATGATTCAAACTAACAACTGTGATATATTCAGGATACTCCCCAAACTCAAAGAGCTTAGTAAAATTAAATGTTGTGTTGTCGCTTAGAATATAAGATAGATTTGTATTCACCATCACAGAGTTGTTTGTTACCTGAACCGTAGCGGGCGTTGCTTTTGATCCAGGATAATAAGGCTGGTGTTGATAAATGAAGTCCCCATAAACAACATCATCATTGAGAGAAGTTTTCTTATCAAAATAGACATATTCCATTGGATAAGCAGGACAATTGATCCTGATCGTATTGTTTGATAGGATCGTGATGTTATTGGATGTGAGGATGCTAATGAAATTGTTGTCTAGAATATCATCATTGGCAATGACTGGAACGCCCTCATGACAATAGCGTGCAACCTCTACTTGGAATTTTAGATCAGTGTCATTGACAGGCTTCCATGCACTGAGGAGATAATCTAAAGACGGGGCATCTTCCCCTAGAGGGTCTTGATTAGAAGTTTGGTCTGTCCCATCATCTATTGAGGGAAAAGCCACATTACTCATAAACAGAAATAGCTTGCCAACATATCGCCCGCTCGGCCCTGGAGAAATGATTGTTGTACCAATCAAATAATCTCCTTCTCTAGAATCCCAAAGTTGGAAGTCTTCATCACCATCGTATTTGATGATGATAGCATATTCCTGACCTGACTTAACTTTCACATTTCTTTGAAAATCAAAGACTGTTGGGGATACTGCGGTAGAAGACACATTTATTTCATTATATTCTTTACGTGAAATTTCTTTGGGCCATAGTTGTCCTAGAATGCTGCCTTGATTATCAACCACAGGCACCCCAAAATATGTAGGAGAGATAAACACTTCTACTCCAGGATTACTGATGCCTGATCTATTACCTGTGATCTTTGGTTTGTTCTTAAAAAACAAAGTAACTTTAGTTATAGCAATTTCAGCAGCCCGATGAACAAGATCAGGATCAATAAAGAATGTTTGGGCGACGGCAAAACGAGTCAAATGATTTTCTCTTTTCTGAAGTTATCTACTGAATAGATATTTATTAGGCAATATTAATGGAACATCGTCATAGGCTATTGAATTTACACCTTTTAGTTCAAACAGAGCATAAGATGGAACGAAATTATACTCATATCCTTCCGAAAGTATTGGATCACCACTGTTACCTATTTGAGTAGTACCAGGAAACTGATATGGAACAGGGAATTGTGGTAATTTAGCATTTTTCACCTTATTAAACCACAGATCATCAGGATAGAAGTATATAGTAAGCGAGCCGCCAACATCTGTTACGAGAGGATCACCCAATTGTCCGCCCAAAGGTTTTACATTTGAGCTTTCTCCAATACCATCCAAAAATAGGTTATGCCTTGTTCTTGGCTTCAAGCCAGTGCATTTCATTTCAATCAGATCAAATGCCCCTGAATCTGGGGCTGGTGCTCCATTCATCAGGACTTTGATTTTCATAGTGCCCCAATAGATTGTTGGATTGGCATTAGGATCAGGATCAATAATCAAACCAGTGTTGATAGTAACGTCCATTGGATATCTTAGCATCCACCGATAATAAAGGAAGCCATTACCAGCTACACCTTCAGTCACAAATCTATAGTTGGTGCCAAAAACTGGATTATGATTAAAGTTCAACTTATTAGTTTTCTCTTGAATCATCCATGTGAGATTGTCTAGATCAAATTGTTCCATAACAGGATCAACAAAGAAACGACGTGTATATGGATCAAGTAGCAACGCTCTTGATTCTGCCATAGTAATAGCTTCTTCAGCTACATTATCAGCAACAAGCACATCGTCTTGATAGACTTTGATATTCGCCCCGCCAGCATATTCCTTGAAAGTCCAAATTGTAGCTTTACCAGCAGATGTAGAAAATTCTAGATTAGAGACATGTCTACATAGTCCTGGAATAAAGGTCATTCCATCGCCATAATTTACGCCGGTAGTACCAAGATTCCAATCAAAATGACGATAATAGAATATTGAATTGGTCTGTAAAGAGACTTCTGCGATGCCAGTGTTTGGAGTGGTATTTGGGGTAGTATTTGGATTTGTGTTTGGTTTAGACACAGTTGCATTATTCTGATCAATCAACAAGAAATCAACGTGGGCTGGTCCAAAGCCGGCAGTAACATGTCGTAGCGGCCAATGAAACCCTGGAGGCACAAGTAAATTACTCTTGAGCATGGGCAAATCATTAGCTGTCACAGAATTATTAGCTTGGTCTACAGTTTCAATGCCAGCTGCATATTGTGGATTTTCTATATCAGAGTAAATCGTTGTTGAGAAATCATCAACAAACATACCAAACTTAAAACGATTCAGAGAACCATCAATAGAGCTTGGAATAATCTTGTTGGTTAAGTTTGTTTCCAGTAGAGAAAGTGATGTATAATATTCTAGGTTCTCAATACGCCGCTCCAGCTGGCCGATCTTGGCCATATTATAACCACGCGGCTGAGTATATTTGACGCTGGTAATATCTATGATTGGAGTGATAGTATGTTCTCTAAGACGTGTATTGAGGTTGCGTTCATTCCAAACGCCTGTAGAAATGATTTGGAGAACATCAATGCTCATGTTCTTAGCCACATCGGGATAAGGAGGCACATTGATGATCTGAAGTTTTAGAGTGTCTTTGGGTTGGTTGACTTCAAAGCGTTTGGCGGGATCAGCACTTGACATGCCACGAATCACAACAATGTTCTTATCAGACCCGACAACAATACTGTCAACTCGCCCCATATATTGTTCAATATCGGCTGTAAACAAGCTGTCTGACAGAGGAAACTTCTTATCGTTAGCAGGATCAGCGGTATTACCAAAGGAGATTGTATGAACAGGGTTTATTGGGGCTGTAGCTGCATTTGTTGTTGGGGTAGCTGAAGCATTTACTGAAGGCCGAAAGTCAATGCAATTCAAAAGATCAAAATGCTCGCCTTTGGCTGTATAAAGTTCGGGAACCTCAAAAGAAGCCGCTGCACTTGATAGATTGGCTAGAGGTAATGAATCCAAACTTGCAATCTGCTCAGAATTAGCAGTATGAAGATAGGCAACTGTATCAAAATAGCCAGCACCAGCTGGAGTAAAGTAATCAAATTCAATAAGCAGATAATCCGCAGATGCAAGAGAGAGTTCACTTCTTGGTTTTTTGTAAAGGAAACTCAGATCAAAATAGTTCTTGTTTTGGTTATGATCAATATAAAAGTCATCAGTGACAGCGATACTAGCTGTATTGACTGTGGAATCTCCAATATAAACATTGCGTAGTCTGAAAATATCGGAAACACCAAGGCACCAGGGACCGACTGTGTTTGCAGTATTGTTTGCCAGCCTCAATTTCACTAGCTGTGAGCGATTGGCTGTCTTAGAAGTAGAGGTTGCAGCCTGACGTAATATATTGACGCCAAGGGCTGTGTTTGTGCTTGTGGTGGCATCAAATGTCATGCCGAAGTTGAGTGTTAGAATGTTTCCATTGGCATCAACATTGGCTGTTAGACCGGAGCGAGGCCCAAAAGGAACAGGGAGATTTTTTGGGAACGTGCGCTTGTAGTTTGTGACAGCGTTGGCAAAGGTGAAAGGCGCTTCAAGAACAAGCATCGTGTTATTGACAACAGAAACGACTTTCTTGATATCAAAAACTGTGTTGTTGGGGAAGAAATAGAGATAATCTCCAGCCGCAACATCAGTTAGGAATGTTGTCGCTGTTCCAATAGCTTGGTTTGATGTGGTATTGACTGTAACGTCGCCAGCATAATTATTAAAAGCAACGAGATTATTTGCAAGAGGCACGACATAAAGCTCTTGCATCTGAGAATTAGAAAGAGTTCCGCTATAAGGGAAAAACTCGTTTGGGTTGCCAGCAATAGATTTAGTCAAAATACCATTGTTGCCAGTAGCCGTTGTTTGATCAATAGTGCGATAGATATATGTGGCCTGATTGGAGTTTTTTATGGACTCCAAACCTGATTTGAAAACCAGACCATCGTTCTGTTGGCTTGAAACTTTGGCAATATTGGCTTGTGTTGTCGGATCAAAGCTTAGAATAACGTCAGCAATGCCTTTGTAAGTCCCATCATACCCAATGGCACGAATATCTTTGAAGTTACGGCCTGTATCCATAGTAATATCAAATAGATAAAGTCTGTAAATGGCCGCAGGGTCGCCAGCAACACCATCCTCCAGATTCATGGAACGAATGCGTGCTGTGCCAAACTGTGTTCCGACCGGCGTTGTGTTGCCAGCCTTCACTAAAGCTGTGTTGGAACAAAATCCTTTGGCTGTGTTATAGAGTTGAACCGTGTCGCCTGTGGAAAACTGAAAGAGCCCCCCGACTTCTTTACAACGCACAAAGGCATCGTAATTCAAGCTGACTTTATGTGTATTAGCAATTTGTGTATCTAGACCTTTGGGAACATCAATACGGAAGTTGAAATTGGTCTTGACTTTTCTTCCTGAGATGTAGCCAGCGCCAGCGTCCACAACAGCTGTATAAAGCAAACCTTCATTTTGCATGTTGGCTGTTGAAACTGTTGTGACAAGGAAAGGATCAAGAACGAAGTTACCAGCGGCATCAAAAGTGCGCTGTGACATTTCATCCCCGATCTTGGAATAATCAGAGAGTTGGTTTTGTTTATAGGGATTACCATCGTTCCATTCAACAAGCGTGTAGAATTCTGGAGTTTGTTTGGCTTCAACAATATCAAGGATTGTGAGAACGGGCGTGAGTTTCAGACGATTGGCGCCGGGCGCATTTTCATCTTCCAACCCGATAGAATTATCCAAAAGCGAAGGATCAATATTGGAATCAATAATCTCTTCTACTGTTTGGAAACCAACAGCCACAGCATTAGGAGTTGAAGAATACTTGTCAACGATAACGACTTGATTGGCAACTCTTTCAAAGTAGCCCTTCTGGAAAATAACACCATTAGAAACACTAAATGCATAACCATTGCCAACCGAATCACCAGCCGCCGCAACTTTGACTTGGGCTAGAAAATTCAAGGCCGTGAGTTCCAGCGTTGAAAGTCCTGTTGCATTGTTGGGGGAGAAAACTGTTACCGTAGGTAGATAGATATAGCCCACGCCGCGCGAGTTGATGATGATTTCTGTGATACGGCCTGAGGAGTTTGTGCGTAAGAATCCCCCAGCGCTAACACCAGCAACCTTGTCAATAATAGCTTCAGCTGTGTTTGCTTCGTTCTTGATGGAGTCTTCAACAGCGAAAGTCCAGGTATTGGTGTTGGCCGTGTCCGCTGTTAAGTCTTCAATGCGCGGAGAGATATAAAGAATGCTCTGATTGGAAACAGCAAGTGTAGATGTATCTATTGAGAGAATTTCAACGTTGGCGCCAGTTATTGGATTGATAATAAATTCACCAGGAGAAAATGTTCCACTTTCATAGCTGATAACCAAAGCTGAAAGGAAAACTAGACTGTCGCTGTTAGAAAAGCCCAGACCACCATTGTCAATATCAACAGAGAAAATAGAGTTGTTGGAATCATAGATGGTCAGAAGATCGCCGGGCGTAAAACCTTCGTCTTGTCCTGATGTTCCTGAGTTGATAAGATTGACATAAATCGTTTTCAGATCAGGTGCCGCAGCCTCAAAGCCATCAACGCTATTAATAACATAAGCCACAAGACCATTGGCGTTGTTCGCAAACATGCCCACATAAAGTGAAGGATCAACTGTTGTTCCTTTTTGTGTGTTGTCAACAAGTTTCACATAGTTGTAATGCTTATGAAAATTGAAAGAGCAGCCATCAACAATCGTGCCTTGCTTGAAGATGTTCAGGCCGAAACGCTCAATCTGTGCTTGTACCAGGGTTTGTAGTTGATTGAGTTCGCGGACCTGAACACTTACTCCAGGGCGAAAGAGAATCTTATAGAAATCTTTTTTGGGATCGTAATTATCGTTATAGGGACTGATTGAAAGGTCAGTATTAATAGGCATTTATTAGCTTTCAGAAGTTGAAAATGAGTTGGAAAACTTCAGTTTGATTCTCTTGGCGTTCAATAGCATCCATGTTCTCAAGATAAATGATGACTCCTGTGTTATAAACAAGTTCGGGTAGTAAGGCATTATTTATGAGAGCAATCGCCCCGGAATTGACGCCCATGACTTCTCTATTTATCTCAAAAATCCCAACTTGGTTAGAAGTATAGATTGTAATATTACCTCCATCAACGATAGCAGTATGCAGCAAACCATTGGCTGAAGGATCAGACTGAGTAACAATCTCATTCTCTTGGAAGTTATTGAAAGTCAACTCGCCTGTGAATTTATAAAGCTGGATGAAAGTTTCATAATTCTTGATTACATCATTATGAGAAACTGCATTGATAACAGCTGTTGCGCCAGACTGTAAACCTATAATAAAATCGTCTTTGACCATCTGTTGTGCTCCGCCAACGTTTGTACAATGAATCAGTGAAGATGTAATAATATGATCAACCCAAGCGCAAGCTAGAGTATTTGCTGTCATAATCTCAATAGTTGAGCAGGAAAAGAAACCATTCACTGTGAGATTGAAAGCTGTGGCATTTATGACATTATTCACAATGCCAAGTTGGTTTCTTGTAGCGCCATCAGTCAGATATACATAATCGTTGGCTGAAAGTCGTTTTGTAAATTGGCCATTGGAAGCTGAAACCATATGTGATGTGGTGTTCATGGTGGCATTCAAACAAATTGAGAATGGATTGATCTTCTCTACTTGCTCGCCCACCAGAAACAGACCGACTGTGTTTGCCAGTTCAAAAGCAACGTTAGAAAACTTTGGATTCTTGATAACCCCGACCTGTTGAAACTTGTTGGTGGTCAGGATCGTATTGAATTCAGAATTGGAAAGCTTCAGGGATATTTCAGCCGCAGACGACATGAGTTCAGCCGCAGCATCATAGCCATGACCTTTTGGGGGAGAAATAATGGGCCGCAGTTCAGCCGTTCTAGTTACGCCCACAACAGCATTTGCTATCACATTTGCTATCATATAGTTGTAATCGGCCCCGCGCTCAAACATTTCAACACGG